TCGAGCAGTAGAACTGACTACTGTTTTGGTTTCCCTGTACTTTCTCCAAGAGGTTCTTTATATAAGGAAGACCTATTTGGTACTGATTTATTGAAGAAAGTCCAGTTAGTACAACAAAATTGGGTAGAGAGCGGAACCAATGAAGAACTTTGTGCAGACCCGACTGTGCGGCATAATGTGTCTAATACGGTTACTGTTGCGCCGCATATGTGGAGTGAAGTAGAAGATTATCTATATAATAACAAAGATTATTTCGCAGGCGTTTCATTCCTTTCTGGTTCTGGCGATAAAGATTTCCATCAAGCTCCAATGACTGAAGTGTTAGATGAAGATGAGATCGTTGCAAAATATGGCAGAGGTGCAATGTTTGCGGCTGGTTTGATTGTCGATACACGCAAGGGATTTGATAACTTGTGGGAAGCAACAAGTATTGCTCAAATGCCACCAGAATATGCTGGAGAAGTTTCTGATTTACGTGCAGAATGGATTCGTAGGTTTCAGAAGTTTGCAGACAATTATTTCAGTGGAGACACAAAAGAAGCAGAATATTGCTTGAAAGATGTGTTCTTGCTTCACAAGTGGACTAAGATACAACAGAACTTAAATCCTATCGACTTTAATACACAATTAGAAACTAAAAAGTATACCGATATCGATACTATGGGCGCTGTTGCATGTCAAGGTGGTGCTTGTGAGATCACTTTTTAATTATTCTAAATACACAAGAATAATTAAGGAGAATACTTTTGAAAACATTAGGCTGCAATGAATGTGCTGGTGAATTTTCGATTGAAACACTAAACAGCGAAGAAGTTCGTTTTTGTCCTGTCTGTGGAGAGGCTCTTGAAGACTTTATAAATATAGAGGAAGAGCTTGACATGGATGAGGATGAATGGTTAGAAGAGTAGGTGGAATTGATTATAGTTTAACATGCCCAGCGGTATGTATTTACGAAGGCGAGAAGGAAGATTTTGATTTTGAAAATTGTCAACTTTTCTTTCTTGCCAACCAAAAAAAATATGAGGATTTTCAGTATAAGAATATTGAGGGTTCTCAACAAATAAAAAAATATGAATTGCCAGAAGAAAGATACGACTTTATATCGGATTGGGCAATGGACATTTTAATTTCCCACAATATAGAAGACATAGCAATAGAAGATTATAGCTACGGATCTCAGGGAAAAGTTTTTCATATTGCAGAAAATACTGGTTTATTGAAATGGAAGATGTGGAATGCTGATATGAATTATAGTTTACTGGCCCCGACAGTAATAAAAAAGTTTGCAACTGGTAAAGGTAATGCAAACAAAGAAAAGATGTATGAATCATTTTTGATAGAGACATCTAGAAATCTCAACGAAGAATTAGAAATAAAATCAGAAAAGATAGGAAATCCTGTCTCTGATATTGTAGATTCGTTCTACATTTGTAAAATGGCACTTGATATATAAAGGAGATAATTTTGTCAAGAGATATAATTGAAAAAGAAGATCGTATAGCAATGAATGAGTGGTTGAAGAACAATAAGGTTTCTGTATGCCCTCCATATTTAAAGACGGATGATGAATTGATAGTCATGAAACATCCCAGAAAAAAGAAAAAGAGCTCTTGACATCTGACATCACATTTGGTATATTAAGTTGTAGCAAAGAGAAAGATGATTCGATATGACACAGACTAATACAGAATTTATGACAGAAATGAACTACTTTGACACATATGGTGACAGTTGTGAATTTTCTACACGGTGGTCTATGTACGGTGAAAATATTCAAATGGACAATGAACATCCTTTCAAAACCCCTATGGTAATTCAAAACAAATGTGATGTATGGGGATATGATGCCTCTGCAATATGTACTGGAAAAACTTGGGGAGATATATGGCAGGCATGTGATGCAGTCATACGCAATTCATATGATAACGAAGGAAACCAAGACCATCATATCTTTATTGAAGATTTAGAATCTGTTGGTGATGGTGTTTGGGATTTGGTGACTGGTTCATGAATATTTTTCGACTTAATGATGACCCTCTAATTGCAGCAAGAGAGCAATGCGACAAGCATGTAGTCAAAATGATCGTAGAGAGTGGCCAAATGCTCTCTACGACACATCGTATGCATGATGGGTGGTTGACTAAACGACCGTCTAAATCAGGCAAGACGATGGTGAAATACTATGTACATCCACAAGAAGATATGGAAGATATTTTATACAAGGCTGTACATTTTCAACATCCGTCTACTGTGTGGACAGGTGAATCGAAACAAAATTATATGTGGCACTTCAGACATTTTGTAGAGTTATGCCATGAATATTCTTATCGATATGGAAAAGTACATGAGACAGAAAAACTTATTCCATATCTCGCAACTCCACCTAAGAACGTAACTACATGGGAAGAAACTCCATTTAAATTGGCCATGAAGTCAAATCCAGAGTGTATGTTTCCAGAAGATCCAGTCAAGTCTTACAGATTATTCTATCAGACAAAACAAGATCGTTTCAAGATGGTGTGGAGCAAACGACAGATTCCAGAATGGTTTCGAAAAAGTCCTTGACAAACCCTTGTGAATGTGTTATAAGTAATAATGTAAACAATATAGAGATAAAACTATGATCTTGATAGACCTAAGTCAAGTTATTATATCGAACCTAATGACCCAAGTGGGCCCTAAAACGGATGAAATCGATGAAGGCTTGATTCGACACATGATACTTAATAGTATTTTGAAAGTCAAAAAGAAGCATGCAGCAGAGTATGGAAATATTGTAATCTGTTGTGATAATAAAAACTACTGGAGAAAGGATGTATATCCTTACTACAAATTTTCGCGCAAGAAAGAGCGTGAATCTTCTGGTATTGATTGGAGTCTCATCTTCAATACAATGAATGAAATGAAATCTGATCTGCGTGAAACGTTTCCTTATAAGATTATCGAAACAGAACGTGCAGAGGCTGATGATATCATTGCTACATTGACACAAACCTATGCGCCCTTTGAAAAAGTCCTTATCATGTCTAGTGATAAAGACTTCAAGCAGCTGCAGAAGTATCCTAATGTTTCTCAGTATAGTCCTATACAAAAGAAATTTCTAGTAGAAAAGAATCCTCAGAAGTATCTGCGTGAACATATTATTCGTGGAGATAAATCAGATGGTGTTCCCAATTTCTTGAGCGATGATGAAGTGTTTGTAGAAAATCGCAGACAAAAACCCATCACTAAAAAGAATATTACTGAATGGCTAGACCTGTCTAGAAATCCCGAAGATTTTTGTGATGCAAATATGCTAAAACGATGGAAGCGCAATGAGTCTCTTGTAGACTTAACTAAAGTTCCCGATGAAATTAGAAGTAACATTCTAGAACAATTTGAAAACGATCCAAAAGGAGACATGAAGAAAGTATTTGACTATTTTATAAAGAATCGTATGATGTTATTGATGGAAGAAATCGATGCATTCAAGGAACAGAAATATAAATCTTATCATGATTTAGATGTAATGAGGACAGCATGAAAGAAAAGAATAGGAACTACAAGTGTTACTCCAAAGTAACTCCAATCGTTTTTCGTGACCATTGTTATGGTTTCGAAGTAAAAGTAACCGAAGTCAATAGTGTTTGGTCACAAGACGGCCGCTCAGTGATTTCTAAAAAGTTCTTTGTTGATGAGACAAAGGCAACTGAATACGCAGATAGCGTTAGAGTGTAATAGGTTGGCCGCGTGATGGAATGGTAGACATAACAGACTTAAAATCTGTGGCCTTAACGGCGTGGCGGTTCGAGTCCGCCCGCGGCTACCATGCGCCTGTAGTTCAACGGTAGAACCTGCCGCTCATAACGGTTATGTTGTCAGTTCGAATCTGGCCGGGCGTACCATTTTATAAGTGAAGATATGAAAAATACACCATATGATAATGATAACTATGCTGAGATGTATGATAAAAGATATTTACATGCACCGAGCACTAAGCAGATCATTAATTATGAATTGGAAATCCTAGAAGAATTTATGGTGAATAAATCTTCTTGGATGGATGTTGCATGTGGAACTGGATATGAACTAAGAAATGCATCTGGAAATATTTCTAGATATGGATTAGATCAATCTTCAAAGATGATAGACGTTGCACTAAAAAGAAATGGCCACAAAGTAGATTTT